CAACGCGGAATTTAACCTTTTCATTTTACGGCGAGCTTCGATAGCAGAATCGTTGTAATTCAAGATGGCACCTGTGGTCTCGTCCCTGACAAGACCATCATGCCCTTCAACTTTGATATATGACATACGCGGAAATTAGAACGATGCTACTGCTCTGATATCTTGGACCTTAGGAGCGAATGCTGGATCGACAGTCTTCATCACAATCTTGACAGCAAACGAGGAGAACTCGGGGAGATCTGCAACGCTATACTTCAATTCTTGATATGAAGATTGCTTCTCAACAGTTCCAGAGATGCTGTTCTCACTGGATGCAATCTCTAGATTATCAGGACCTCCATCAGTATTGAAGTATTCCCAATCAATATCTTCGAAGTTTTCTTGACTGGATGCCTTCTTAAATCTGTAGAGAACTCTGATATTTGAGATATCCTTGATGTTAGCGGTAAGTCTTACATCAATAGATGTTCCAGGATTACCAATTGCAACCTCTTTAGTTACATACTTAGCAACTGCAGAACTGTTCTTGGAAGAATCTTCAGAAACAAAATCAATACCGTTAGAATATGTAATACTTCCAACTTCCAGATAAGATGCTTCGACATCATCCTGAGAAGCATACTTGACATAATCGCCAACACGGAAGATATCAGAAACTTGCTCAGAAGTTTGTGCGTTTCTTGCAAATGCTACATTGTCAATAATTCTTCCAGTGAAGTCATTGCTGATTGGTTGGGTATCAACTCTTAGTGTCAATTCCTGGGTCTTATTGTTCCAAAGGACTGTTTTACCAGTGATCTTATTATCATAAGTTTCGAGAATGACCGATGGGTTTCTAGCAACAATGGTTGCGCCATCAGCGATATCGAAGAACAATTCGACTGGATTTGAATCGACAGTGACATTAGTTAGAGATGCTTGGTTGCCCAAGGAAACAGTTTCTCCAATTTGGAAGAACTGTGCTGTCTTAACTCTGACATAAACAACAGAACCATTTACTCTTGCAATAGTTCCAGATGCTTTAGTTGTTACTCCTTTAATTGTCTGACCAGCCTGAATTTCAGTTCCGCCATTTCCAGCAAGTTGGAATTGATATACTGGGTAGAACTTGATAATTTGATCTCTTCTACCAAATCTATCTTCTTGACCACTTGCATTCTCAACTCTAGACGTAGATGTCTTGACAGATGCTGATGAAAGATCAATCAGCGGTGAGAGGTGAGAAACAGTAGAAGTCATGACCATTTTATATGTCAATGACTGACCTAGGTTATTGAGTGTCTCGTTAATTTCGGATGCAATCAACTTCTGGTTAGTGAAGTATTGTGGTTCATTCAAGAATGTTCTTTCATAATCAGTCTGCGAATATGAAGTATAGTTTGTAGTTGACGAATCGACAGGAACCACATTTGTAGTCTTTACATAATTCTCAAGTTTTGTTCCAGTAAATGAGAGGTAGTTGACTTGAGGATATAGAGTTTCGAACTTTCTATTATGTGATGCATAAACATTTGTTCCACCACCAAATGCATTACTAGAAGCATTTGCTGTTGATGTAATGTTGTAAGTATCAACACCACTGTTTGCAACCTTGAATAGATTGCTGTTCAAGATATCGGCGGTTACACCACCAGTTTCTTGTGCAGTTCTGTAGAATACATACGACTTACCAGATGTCTCAAATCCGTGGTCTCTATGGGAAACCTTAACGATTGAGTTGTTATTCTTGAATAGTTTTGAGGTAGCGTTAGTGTTTGCACTAGCGTTTGTTTCAAATGGATTGTAGTCAAGAAGTTCGTAACCCAAGTTATCATTCTTAAGGAGAAGTTCTGCTGGTCTGCTGATGTCAAATTCAGCACGATATAGTGCAAACTTAAGATCCTCGAAGATATCTTCAGTCCAACTCTCAGTATTCTGTGACTTATAAACAGAACCAAGTGATGGTTGTGTTGTGATAACGGTGCTAGTAGCAATATCAGTAGCACCCAACTTCGACGCCCACAACATATAATCTGTTGAATCTGTTTCTACAACCAGAGCATACTCAGTATCATTTTGTAGGTATACTGGATATTCAAATGCAAAGTGTGTTGGGGTTGTGGATTGCGTAACTCCTTCGTTATCGACCGCTACGCCCATTCTAACTGCAGGTGTGTCAATCTCAATGAAGGTTTGAATTTCGCATCCTCCAGCGCCATTTCCGACGCCTTTGACGACGACTGAAGGAGCTTCGGTGTATCCAAAACCAGAGAGTGAAACTTCTGCATTGTAGATCTTACCGCCAGAGACTTTAATTGCAGCAGTAGCAGTAGAACCACCAGGAAGTTGTGGACTTTCAATAGTTAGAATTGCACTATCATAATTCTGACCAGGGTTAGTAACTCTGACCTTAGAAACTTTTCCACTGTCCTTAGCAATCGTGATCTTTCCAGTAGTTCCCTGAGTAGCATTTGCCGTGGTCACTGATGGAATAGTCAGATCTTCATTTTGAACAAATGACTTACCGTTATGATTGCTTAGAACAAACGTATAGACTTGCTCATTAGTTAGACTATACTTACCAGAGGAAGAAGCGACTAGTTCTACGTTGTTCTTGTCAAAGATCTTGAGAATAGGACCAGAAGCAGCAGAGCTTACTCCAGTTACGCTCTCGCCCTTGTAGACTGCAACGTCACCGTTTGCATAACACTTAAGGAATGTGTTTGGAGAAAGAGTTTTCTCGGAACCAGGAACAATATTCTTTCCTGGTTTTTCTGCATCAACATTAGTAATATACGTCTTGACTGGAATATTGCTGCTCTTCTTGCTGAAGTAAAGATCAATGCCAGTTACAAAACAACCGCCCTCTAGGTTCTCGACCTTAAAAGTTTGCGCCAATGGATTAGGTCTGACTGGATTGTCAGTATTGCTTTCGATTAACTGAACACCTTCGTTTGACTTGAAGTAAGATGGTTTTGTAGAAACAATGCTATCTGGGTTCTCTGGGAGAATACCTGTAGCATAATACTTAACTTCAGTGTAGCTATCTACTTCATCTTTGGGTGCATTGGTTGCACTAGAAGTAAATCTGAACGTTAAGATGCCAGATGTAATTGATACTTCTTCTGCGTTTGTGTCATACGATACGGTATCTACACTTCCTCCCCATGTTGCATTTTCGATGGGTGGATAACCAGCAGGAAGAATGATCAAACCAGATGCATTTCCATATTCATCAGTGGTGATAGGACCATTAAATGCAGACAGAGAGTTGCCAGCAATACCAGTAAATCTTAGATCAGGATTGACCCAACGACTGATATCTCTACCTTCCAAGAAGACATACATCTTGGTGTTAGGCTTCATTCTTCTGATTACATACTTGACAGGAACACTTCTTGCAAAGAATGATAGAGAATTGGAAACCAGATTGCCCCTTACAGTTTTTGCCTGAATTCCTTTACCAATATCATTGTTCTGTGGACTGATATTAGAAGAACTTGCAACAGAAGCAGACTTAACTTTAGTTGATGCCTGCTGACTATTGACTTCACCTAAAGAATTGATAGCAGTAAATGATGGGGAAGAACCAACCCAGTTAACTACAAAAGAATTGTGGATGCTGGAGAAACTTTCCTTGACGTTCTCTTTTGCAAGGAAGATGTTAAAGAGACTTGTATTTGTATCAACAACTAGTGGTTCTTCTGATTGATCATACCACTGATCAATTGATGGAGATAGTTCACCATCACCAACATACTGAAGAACAACAAATGGGTTTGGATTGATGTTTGTCGATGCAAATCCATTGCCAAGGAGATTTAAATTCGAGTATGGTAGTGTGACAACATTATTAACTTTCTTATAACCAGAAACTGCTCTTTGATCTTCTCTTACGTTTACCTCAACTAGTTTGATGCTGTCTTCTTTTGATTGTGGACGAAGAACGGATTGCTGAGGATCAACAGCACATGCATAGTCTAGTGAAGTTAGGTTACCGACAGAGTGTGCTTCGAAGTTATCAACGAAGAAACCAGACTTAAATCTGTCAAGTCCTACTTCATCCTTAACTTGCATGTTAAGAGCTTGCTGCTCAAGGATACTGAGAGTAGTGTAATACTCAAGACGCTCAATACGCTTCTCCAACTTGCCGATATCACGCATTGTGTAACGGCGATTATCAACTGGAGTAATTCTTACATCCTTGCTTGTTTTAGTGTAAGCAGGAATATATGCATAGAACAGAGGAACAGCATCTTCAATAGGATCTGGTTTGGATGGGTTGAGAGACGAGTTACCTTCTTTTACTAGGAACTCTCCCTTCTTGTTCAAGAATACTCCATCAATTCTATCAAGATACTGGATTTGGCTGAACGAGAATGTATATTCGATACCAGCATCTGGAGCAGGAGTGCTTGATACAACAGCACCAGGACCAGCAAACGAACCTTCGGTAACTTCTAGAAGAGACTTGTCAAGATAACCTGGGATAATTGCTGTTGTGTCTACCTTAGGACGGAAATCAATTACGTTCTTAAGTTCTACGTTGCCAAGAACAGGTGAGTTGAATGAAGGAATTTCATCTTCAGGGACACCTGCTTCATGTAGATAGCTGTCGATGGTTACAAAATCACCTTGAGATTGCTCAAAGTAATCGAATGCAATCACGAGTTGACCAACAGATGCCTCAAATCCTGGTTTGAGAACTAGTCTGGAAACATCATATACAGTGTCTCTCTGACCGTCATCGAACGTATAACGAGAAGTTACATCTGTGCCAGATACCAGATTTCCAGCAGTATCAACATCTGGAGCCTGGGAAGGAGTTCCTTCGTAGACATATCTTAATTTGAATACATCGGAGTAAGATAGAGTTTCGATGACTTCGGTATCGTAATCAGATCCTCTGAGTGGAATAACTCTGTCACCAGATGATGTAACAACAATTCTCTTGTTTCTTACGGCAGTCTTAAGTCTTGGTTTTGCATTGGATACTTCCAAGGTTGCGGTCAACTTAAGTTTAGGGAACGCACCATTGGAAGGAATGGTTCCAAAATAATCAGATGTTAGTTGTAGACTAATAGATCCAGAAGTGAGACCACTGGCAGTATCAGTAGAAGATGAAATTTCTACAGCATCGGTAGGAACATAAATGATATCACCTTTTGCAATGCTTGGAGCATCGCCTGGATCTAGAACAGTAATAATATAATTTTCTTCGCTGAATGCTGCAAATCTTTGCGTTCCAAATGGCAACTGTGCTGCGAATGTAATAGTTCCACCAGAAGTAGAAGCAGTGGTTACAAAGTCTCTACGGAAGTAATACTTAATCTTGGTATCATCTCCCCCAGCAGAAATTTGCTCAACCTGCTTACTTCCAGTTGGGAACAGCAGTGTGCCACCGTTAGTGTTTTCTGGTCTGGGTCTTAGACGGACGATACTGGTGTTTGTTACGTCACCAGGAAGTGCAGTGTCTAGATAAATTCTAGTCTTAGCAGCACCTGCCGCTTGAGTTGCATATTGAACAGTTGCACGAACTAGATTGTTATCTTGATCTGAGAATTGAATTAGATCGCCCTGTTGAAGAATGCTAGAAGCATCAGCACTGAAACTTGTCGATTCGACAAACATGGTGCCTTTCTTACCAAAGAAAGTATAGTCAGTTACAGCAGAAATATTCGAATATGCCTGATTGTCTACAACCAAGTCTGCATTAAACTTATTACTGCCACCAGATCCGTATGAACCACCAATGGATTTTACGTTTTGTGGTGTGTATGTTGTAACTGCGTTTCTAACAAGAACTGCACGAACAGCAGCAGCACCTGCACTGTCTGTAGTTCCAGTAACAACAATTTCGGGTGGTTGTGTGAATTCTAGATTTCTTAAAGCAGCCTGATTGTTGATTGCTACCTTATAAATTTTACCACCATACACGGTGGGTTCAATCTTAGATGCATCATAAGTAACACCGTTCAATAGAATTTCTGCACCAGCAGAATAACCAGATCCTCTCTCGATAACAATGAAGTGAGAAATGGTGTTGTCTTTTGCAATCTTTACAGTGTTTGAATCTTCATCTCTGATTGTTTCTCCAGACTTGAAGTTTCCAGAAATAGTTTTTACGAATAGAAGTCTGTCGGTAGAGTAAACACCAGAAGCTGGTCCTTCGACAACACCGTAAGCACCACTCTCTAATCCAAATACATACTTACCTTCATCGAAACCAGCAGGAACAGTTTCTAGTAGAATTCTGGTGAAGAACTGAGGATCAAAGTAAGAGAACCCAAAGATACTATTATAGGTTTCGGATCCACCAGACAAGCGACCCTTCGATAGAACTACATCAGAATCTGAATTAAATCCTTCACCTCTTTTCTTAAGGAAGAAGTTGCTTGGTTTTACTTTACCAATAACAGGTGTAATTGTGTTTCTGTAGTCTACTACCTCTGCCCAATAATCATTATTGTCTTGAGCATCTCCGTTTGAAAGGAAGATCTTTCTCTTTTTCTCAGAATCTCCCTCATCATATTCAAGAAGAAGGTTTTCTAATTCTGCTTTATTGCCAAATACAGTCAATTCCAAGAACTGCTTGTTCTCGTTGTCACTAATGCCAGGTCTGTTAATAGTAGCATAAGCAAGAGTGGTTACAGTTCCAATATCTGTAGCAGTGCCATCAGCACTTCTTGATTTGATGAAATACAGGGTCTTGTATTCTGTTTGGAAATTGGCATCAGTCAATGCTCCAAGAGCTGGTTGTCCATTAAGACCTAGAACATCTAGAGTGATTGTTCTGATAGCATCATTTGCTGTAAAAGTAAGACCTCTTCTTGAAATAGTCTGTCTATGATCAGTAGTTGCCTCAGTTCCATTTACACCAATGGATCCATCTGAGAAAGTGCTGTATAGGAAAATGTCTGGATATGCAGTTAGATCCGATCCTTCTTTGTTCAAAGGAACACTGCCAAAGACATTAGTAATACTAAAAGTAGGAAGTCCCTTAGTCTTTAGTGTTACGTTATCACTAGTGAGACTTTCTCTTGCCTTGTTAATTTCGAGATACTTGGTTTCTTTATTAACAATCTCATATCCTTTAATGTATGCCTTACCAGGACCAATGCTAGCAACCATTTTTCTGGAAGCTTCACTAGCAGTGTATCCATTGTATAGACCAAATTCATCAGCACCATAAAGACCTTTGTTGCCATCTTTCTGTGCCCATTCACGAACATCGATATCAAAATTATCGACAACATAATCACCACTCTCGTCAAATGTTCTGCGAGCAAGAGTTTGCTCAAGAACGCTGAAATCTGTTGTAGAAACTTTTCTTTGAACAACTCCTCTCTTCACTGTTAGGAGTTGAATGAAATTCTTATCTGTAATTGCATCTAGAGCAAACTCTTTCATCTCTAGACTAATTTTTAGTCTATGTGCTCCAGGTGCTGTATAGTTGGATGAACCAATTGCATTATCATATAGAGATGCATCTGCTTCTGGTGTTACAATCTCTTCTTTGATTGTAAATCCTACTTTAGCAGATGGTTTATCATAATACTCTTCGATAACAAGAATCTGCTCTTCGTTACGAACAAAATATCCATTGACAAAATAGATACCTTCTTGAACTTTAACAGCAGAAGCAAATCCCATAGCAGGACTTTCTAGAGAAGTTACTTCTCCAGTGTCAGGATTAGTTACTTGAATACTAGTTGGTAGAACACTACCATCTGTTCCTACTACGAGAAGTGGTGTATTGACACCATCTACTACCTCTAGTGTTTCACCTTGACGGAAGGTTGATTCTGTATTTGAGTTGCCACTATTAATGTAACTTACAAAAATAGTATCAGCAGTGCTTTCTGTTGCTAGTTTTGCTGTCAATACTGTGCCAACAACACCAGAAGTCAGACCACGCAACTGTTGTCCAAGTAACTGGGTGATGTCATATTTCTTATATACGATCTCATCTCCTTCTGAAACCGCAACTTCAGAAACAGAAGATAATTTGACATAATCTAGCTTTGTATTGAGACCTACCTCACCAGGGATAACTTGCTCACCTTGCTTGAAAGCATACTTACCAAAACTTTCAATTTGGTTTTGGAGAATAGATTGAACTTGTGTTAGCTCCCTACCTTGAATAGAGTATCCAGGACGGAATAGAATCTTATAAAAATTCTTACTCGCGTCAAAGTCCTCGTAATAAGGATTTACATTAAGGTTAGTCTTCTGAGGCATCGTACTCCGCCAAATACTAGGATCCAGTCTTTAGTATTTAGTAGAGTTAAAAAAAATCCCCCGATCTCTCGGGGGACTTAATAATATGTATTTTAATCAGAATTCAATGACTAGTTTGATGTCTTCAATCTGGTCAGGAGCACGAGTGATAAGACGACGGTTCTCGATGTAGATAACCTCACCTGAGTTGTTCTCAATCTCGGTATTTGCAAGACCAGCAGCAAACGTGACGCCCAGTAGTGAACCAGCATATCCAGTGTCAACTGTTCCTGATGCAGCGGAGGTTTCTCCAGTAACTGCATTTGCTGCGTTGCTTTCAAATGCTCTTACAACACCTTGATCGGTGTGTGCATCATTAGTTTGGATATACTTAAGAACACCAGCAGTTGTAGAACCGCTATCGAGTGTCCAAGAAACAACGGTTCCATATGCGGTTCCGCCAGTTACTGTCTGAACGATCTTCTCATCAACGTTGAAATCTGCAGTTGCTCCAGTAATCTTGAGTGACTTGAGACCAGAAAGAGTATCTGCAGTTGCAAATGTTGTGGTTCCTTGGTTGTAAGGATCAGCAATGATACCAATACGACGGAAGTCGTTGTCAACAGGGAAGTCACCTGAACCTTCTGCGTAGGTTAGACGAATGTTCGTCATAACACGCTTACCATTAAGTTCTGTTTCGTGATCAGAACCATGACCACCCTGAGGAGGAAGAATTGCCTCAATTGCAGCATTTCCAGAATAACCATTGACAGGAGTGCTCAATCCAGCATCGCTGAACAGATTACCAACTCCTAGAAGAATGTTTCCGTAGGTATAACCAGATCCGCGTGCTTGAACACTAGCAGAAGTGATTGTGCCTGCACCATTAGTTACTAGTTCTACGACACCACCTGAACCATCACCTTTGATTGCAGTGTAGAGAGTTTGTGAAACAGGTAGTCCAGCACCAGCATCTTCAACAACAACTGCATCGATAGCACCAGCAACAGCAAGTGCTCCTACTGCTTGTCTAGATGGGTTGGAAGGAAGAACGATTGGCATGAAGTCAGAAGAAAGGAACTTCAAGACATCATCGGTTGGAATGGTATACATGTGCTTCCAGATGTAACCAGCACCTGTTGTCTCTGTATAGAGACCAGTAGCAGCATCATAGTTTGCTCCAGCTACTGATGGTTCTTCGGTTGCATCCTGACCAGTGGTGTTTGAAGGATCTTCACCGTTATAGAGGCACTTAAAGACTTCATACTGGGAGTTCATTACATAGAACTTAGCATCAGCAATGCTAGTTGCACCAGTAGCAGTTGATTTGCCAATCTGACCACCGCCACCTGGGGTGTCAGAGTAGTCAGGCTTCCACATATCATATCTTGGGTTTGCAACTAGATCCCAGTTGTAACGACGAACTACAGTTCTAGCATACGAATCTGTAATGCGCTTAGCAGCAATGATTTCGTCATAGAGGGCAATCTTTTCTCTCTGATTGTCTAGAGGAAGAGGTGGGATGTTCTCGTCAGCGTAGCGATAAACACCAGAAGTTGCGGTGGCACCAGTGTCGGATCCTCCTGCACCGCCAGTGCGGCACTTAAGGGCACTACCTAATGCAGGAGCAGAGTTAACACCATTGCTGCCAAAAACGTCGGTCAGTAGAAGGGCACTATCATAAACAGCAGCAATCGTGGCACGGAAAGTAGTAGAACCATACGTTCCAACATATACTTCATCGCCTACAGTAAATGCCGTTGCATTTTTGTTGTAGACTTCTAAGTATGCTCTCCATGGTTGTGGACGACCCACGAAGAAATACATTCGTGAACGCTCTGCACTGGTGTCAGTCGCGCCCTCAGTGAGAGATTCTAGGAATTGCTTCGCGTTAAAAATACGAAACTTATCAGAAATAATAGCAGCCATGGGTTTCTTTGTCCGACGTTGTAATTTGTGCCTGAGTTATTTATATTTATAGCAATATTTAGGTAATTGTCGTTGGTTGCACCTCTGTGGTTCCTGCAATGACGAAACCTCCATTTCCAGGTGTAGTTTCATGCTCACGAATAACTTGACAACCAGTAAACGATGTTGAAGTCTTTCCACTATAAGAAATCACATTCATTCCAAATCCAACACCACTTGTATAGATCAGTAGATGACCACTATCTGGGAACAGATAAGTATCTGCAACAGTAATTACTGTATCTGATCCGCCAGCACTTCCACCAGTGATTGTTGTAGTGTTTGTTGCAATTTGGACTGGATTTTGAATTGATGGTGGCATCAAACTAAACTTAACTCCAGAAATTGTGTAACTAGAATCTTTTCTTTCGGTAAAGTCTCTAATTGTTACTGCTGGGAAGTAAGTGTCAAATTCGAGTAGTGTTAATCCAGAAACATTTGCCGTTCCGTCATCAAATATACCATTATAATGACTAATTCTATGTCCCACATTGGTTCTTGTATATTGTCCAATGTATTCTGACGCAACTCCAAACACAAAGTTAGTTACGTAAATAACAGTTCCATCTCTTTGAACAACACCATAATCATCAAGTAGATCAACAAATCCGTTTAATCTAGTTGAAACTGGATCTGCGATAAAGACATCTTCTTGGTAACCATCAACAACACCACTTGGTGGTGGAATAATTAGAAGTTCTAGTGCTTCTCTAGTAATAGAAAAGTCTGCAGGAGACGAAATTTGTCTTTGGGTGGTTCTTTCAAATCCACCAGCAGAGGCAGATGCAGAAACCATCTTGACTTCTGCTTCGGAACTGATGGAAGTAACTCCACCAGGAGCAATAGATACAGTTTCTGGGATTTGTCTGAGATAAGTTCCAGCAGGCCAGAATTGTGGCGTGGTGCCATTTTCACCTCTCTTGACCATTAAGAAGCGATCAGAGAGCTTTCTCATATAGGCAACAACTTCGTTGCCAATTAGTAAGAAACCAGCAGTCTTGAATTTAGAAGTGTCTGCAATATAGATTACAGTATCTGCAGGATCCAAGTCAATCTGTAATAGAGCAGCAACCTCAAAGTAGTTGATATTAGATAGTGAGGTGTTCTGAATGATATTATGAACAACCGATGTAATCTGCCTACTTACAGTAGAAATAGAATTAGTAGTTATTACATCTTGAATTTGAGCAGATAGAACTGTTACCTCGTGGGAAACATCAATAATCTCAATATCATCAGCAGGAGTATCATATTCTGTATAGAATTCTCTAGATTCTAGTTCTAGTTGATCACCTGCTTCTTCTACTAATTGAATTTGTGCAGTAATCTTTCTTGCCGAA